TGTACCTGTTTGTGTTTATATTCGTCTATACATCGGGGGCATGGCTCTCTACTTATATACACACACCGGATCTCCAGCACCGGACGGAGATTACGACATTTTCATTCGCAAAGATTAGCAGTTTGTTAAATGTACGCTGCTATTACAAGGCCTTTATTAGCTATGCAATTAACTTAGAGATTGTTAATTCCAAGGACTACTTGATTTTTATTTGTGGAACAGGCGCTGTCGGCACATGGATGGGAACGCTCAATCGATACAATAGCGCATGGCGAATTAATTTATTGTATCGGAACACAAGTTTTTCGCCTTCCGTCAATTCTGGAGCTACACCTAATCTTCTAAATTTTCCGATTGACGCATGGTCGCATGTGCTAGTTTTTGAAGTATCGTAAAGCCACTACTTTGGCTCCCGCAACAAAATAGCTCTGTAAGTGTTATCAGGAGGCTGTTGACCGGCATCATACCGCAAATAGACATAAAGTGTTTCTGAATAATTGAATTGAATTGTTGGATAGACCATGGCCTTGCCAGGGGTATAAACCATCGTGATGAACCAATAATAATCAGTGACATCAGTAACATTAAGTTGTGTTTTGGTTAGCTCCGCATAACCGTTGGCACAAACCAAAGAAACATCATAGAGCTTACGCAAACTGCTATTTACCAACTGCAAGCCAATTAACTGTGATGTCATAAGTAGAAGTCCAGCCGTTATGCACAAGCAGCTGGAAGTTAGTTGTTGAAATATATCTGACGGCAACACTGTAATATTGCGGGGCACCCATTGCGCTTGTGGCTGTTATGCTGGGAATCTGACTGAACGACTTCGGATAAGTAATAGCCAATGTACCAGTAGACCCCGCTGGAACCTGGCTGAACGTTACAGTTCCGCCCTGACACAAACTGCTAAAAGTCAGCAAGCGGATGAGCTTCCATCGCAGCAATTATCCGTTCATCTGCAACGTGAGTATATATTTGAGTGGTAGCAATTGATGCATGACCGAGGATTTCTGATAGTAGCAACAAGTCAGCAGCACCGGAGCGATACAACAATGTAGCAGCTGTATGTCTGAGCTTATGAGTGCTGATCCGATCCGGGAGATCAGCGGCACGTATCAAGTTCTTGATTATGTCTGCAATAGCAGAGCTGCTAATCCCATGTCCTTGCTTAGACACAAACAAGGATCCATCATGCCGTCCGCGCCAATGTAGCCAGAGCCTGAGGGCTCGAAGACAGGACTTATTAAGATAAGCGACTCTTTCCTTATTCCCCTTGCCTTGGATCAGGACAGAGTCATCATAGATATCTGATATTTGAATCCCGGCCAGTTCCGAGAGGCGCAAGCCAAGGTTTAGAAACCAGATAACAATGCAAGTATTCCTGCGACGATAGAACAGATCTTTTCTTGATCTGGCGACCTGGATTAGGAGCTTAGCATCATCCAGCGAAAGAAACACAGGCAGCTTACGACTTATCTTTGGTCGATCAACTGAATCAAACGGATTAATGCTTACGTGATCTGTTTTGATTAGATAGCGATAAAACATTCTGAGGGCTGAAACCTTACGCGCCCTAGCTTCATTGCTGTTGTTCAGCTCTGTTAGACAGCAGGCCATATAAGCATAAGCATCCGATTTATCAGCACAGATTAATAGCTCAGTATCGGACAGCCCGGAATTTGGATATCTGAGAGCTAGAAAACGGGCAAAATATTTAATCTCTTTTTTATACTCTTGACCTGTCCTGGCGGACTTACCAAGAGTTGCGTAATAAAGAACAAAATTATCAATCAACATTGAAACCTACCTCCATAGAGCCATTCTACGGAGGTTTTTAATTATGGAGGTAATTTATGGCGTTAATGACGGCAAAAGAATTAATTGAAAAGGTGGTCGCAGTATCGAAAGCAAAAACCGCTTATATGTGGGGAACGTTTGGGCGCCCCATCACGGATGCGCTGATCGAACGGAAACGGAAACAGTACCAGCTGCGATACACGTCAGCACGTGTCCGCAAGCTCAAAGCGCTAGTAGGCAAGGGGTACTTTGGATGGGATTGTATAGGACTGATCAAGGGCATCTTGTGGGGCTGGGACGGCAAGGTTAAAGTCCCGTACGCAGCTAACAATGTACCCGATACCAATGTTAGCGGGATGCGACAGCGCTGTACACACCGCTCTAAAGACTTCTCCACAATTGTACCTGGTTGTTTACTGTTTACCATTGGCCATGTTGGTATTTACATTGGGGGTGGCCTAGCAATTGAAGCCACTCCGAAATGGGAAGATGGTGTTCAAATTACAGCAGTAACGAACATTGGCAAAAAAGCTGGTTATAACAACCGAAAATGGCGTGAGCACGGCAGATTGCCGTGGATTGATTATGCGGAGATTAAACCTGAGCCTAAGCCTGATCCGGGCAGTGGGGGTGGAGTTAAGACTAAAAAAGTACAAATCACCGCAAAGATCGGGCTAAAAGTCAGGTCAGGGCCTGGTACGAATTATAAGCAGGTTGGTAGCCTGAAAAGCAAGGCGATTGTCGAGATCACGGGCACGAAGCCAGGCAAGGGAGCTAAGCTCTGGGGCTATGTACCTGCTAAAAAGGGCTGGATTAGTCTGGATTATACAAGAGATGTGAGGTAAGCGTATGACAGCTGAAGTGTGGAAGATTCTATTAACGTCGTTTTTATCGGCGTTCGGAGGTGCGGCGGCAACTTATATCTTGACGATCCCAAAAAAGCGTAAAGCTGAGCTGAAGACGATCAGTGAAAGGTTGTCCGCCGTAGAAAACGGCACAAGATCATTGCTTCGAGCCGAAATGCAGCGGCAATATCTGTTCTTGATGCAGCGAGGATATTGTTTGCCGTACGACAAGGAAAACATCAGCAAGTCATACGAGGCTTACGGCAAATTGGGTGGCAACTCGTATATTAGTGAGTTGTTTGGTCAGATGATGGATTTGCCGGTGAGGGAGATACCGGTAGAAAGGGATTGCAATGAAAACACTAACTAAAGACTGGCTCAAGGCTGCTCTGATCCGGGCGGTCAGGACGGTTGCTCAGACGGCGATTGCAACAATCAGCAGCGCCATTGTTCTATCAGATGTTGACTGGGGCATGGTGGCGAGTGCCTCAGTGCTGGCAGGTATTCTGTCGCTGTTGATGAGCGTGACAGGTCTGCCGGAAGTTGATGATGGAGCGGAAGAAGGGGACGGCTAATCCGGCCAACAATTTAAGATGAATACCCTGGTCATTATCGGCCAGGGTATTTTTTATTTTGTGTGTCATTTTGTGTGTCACTAAAATGCCAATATATTAATATTGAACGCCAATATATAAATGCAGAACCCCTGCAAACACTAACTTACAGGGGTTCGCCGCCAATATATTAATGTTGTGGCATAAGACTGCACTCCTAATACAATCACACGATTGAACATAAATTCTGTAAAGGTGTGTGCAAGAACTCCTGACCTAGGGTGCAGAAATTCATAGGGGTGTGCAAAGCCTTACAGTAGAATATTATAACGTATAAATGAAATTTTACAAGGGAACGATGTAGATGTAGATTGATTACGACTGGAGGCTGGAGTCCAGAATTAAAGAGCTATGCTCCGCTCTGTGCCGTCTTTCAAGATAAAAACAAAGTTATGATTAGAAGATTCCTGTACAATTACTTTATCAACTAAACTGAGCCAGAGGTTTTCATTAAAGTCCATTTTTTCCCATTTGAGTTGACCTAATGATTCTATGAAATGCTGGCAAGAGAAGCGGCGTTTCTTCATGTTCTCTATGCGTTCTTTTAAACTTTTTGATTCCGTAACTTTCGTCTCATAATCACGAATCAACGTTTCATATGCAGCAAGCTCTTCTTCATTATCGCTGGCACGTTTGGCTCGTTTTGCGAGTTGCTCTTCAAGCTGTGTATAAAGCACATCAATACATTTTTGAAGGCTGTCTTGTTCTTGTTCAAGGGAAGTCGGATCTAGGACCTTCGCAATAATGTTTTTTGTTGTTATCACGATAGTTTCTTTATCGTAAATCAATTCGCTTACCATTCTTATAAAAGCAGCCTGTATTTCATCCTCTAGAAGGTGCGGGGTATGGCAAACCTCATTGCCTACATATTTTTTGCCACATTGCCAAACGTAGCGCTTATACTTTGAGTTTGAATGCCAGACTTTCCTGGTAAAAGGTTCCCCGCAGGAAGCACAGATGATTCTTCCAGAGAAGAAATTTACAGAGGAACCACTTTGTTTGCTCTTGTTTCTGCATTCAATTTCATGCTGAACCAGGTCAAAAATTTCATCATTCACAATCGCTTCATGGCTGTTAGTCACATAATATTGAGGCACTTCGCCTTCATTGATTTTTTGTTTCTTAGTCAAGAAGTCAACAATGAAACTCTTTTGTAAGAGGGCGTCACCTTTATACTTCTCGTTTTGTAGGATGCTTTTAATCGTGGAACTTGACCATTTCGTCTTTCCACGGGGCGTTTTAATACCTTCTCGAGTCAGACTCCTTGCAATTCCGTTATAGGTTTGTCCCTGAAGAAACTCCCGATAGATGCGGCGCACAATTGCTGCTTCCTCTGGAATAACTTCCGGCTTGCCGTCTTCGCCTTTTCTAAATCCTAAGAAAGATTTATACGGCATAGATACTTTGCCGTCAGCGAATCGTTTGCGTTGTCCCCATGTAACATTTTCGGAAATGGATCGGCTTTCCTCCTGTGCCAAAGAACTCATGATCGTAATCAGCAATTCTCCCTTTGCATCATCTGTCCAAATATTCTCTTTCTCAAAAAATATGGTCACTCCATATTCTTTCAGTTTTCTGACATTGGAAAGTGTATCAACAGTATTTCTGGCAAAACGTGATACGGACTTTGTAAGGATTAAATCAATTTTCCCGGCTAAGGCATCTTGAATCATCTGTTGGAAGCCCTCACGCTTTTTTGTCATAAGGCCTGAAATACCTTCATCCGTGTAGACCTTCACAAATTCCCAGTCAGGGTTTTCTTGAATATATTTTGTGTAATAATCAATTTGTGCATCGTAGCTGTTGAGCTGTTCATCTTCATCAGTAGAGACTCTGGCATAAGCAGCAACCCGACGCTTTTTAGGTTTCAGTTCTGCTTGAAACTTACTCTTCCGTATTTTCTTTGGAGGAATGACGGTAACTGTTTTAACTTCCACGACGTTCATGCCTTTCTTTTGTTTTCTGTGCCGCTGTAGCTCTCATCTCTTTGGTCCAACTTTCACTGCGGCTTCTGTCTGCCCAAAACACTTCCTGGCTGCTATGATCGACAAATTCAAAGATGAGACGATTCCCGTTATATGCCGTGATAGAAAGGACTTTCGCTTCAAAGACTGTTTCATCAAAAACATCCAGACCTAAGACCTGAGCAGAGATATCAATGAGCGTTGATTCTGGTATCTGTTTTGAACAACAACCTCGAAGGCCGTCTCTCTTATAGATACGACAAATCCATTTGTATATGCCACGGTCATATTTGCGGTTAAACTTTGCACTGCATTCTCCACAAATCACTTTTCCTGAAAAAGCAGTCTTTGTTCGCACACGATGGTGATGGCATCTGGATGATTTTTGCTTCTGTGCCTCATCAAACAATTCTTGAGAAACAATCGCCTCGTGGCTATTTTCAACATAGTACATAGGCAATTCACCATTATTTCTAACTTGTTTTTTCGATAAGTAGTCTGTCACGAATGTTTTTTGAAGCAAAGCATTACCTGTATAAAAGACGTTATCCAAAATTTGGTTGATACGATTGGTTTGCCATTTGGCTCCGGATAGCGTTTTAATCTCTCGCTGATTAAGATCCCTGCAAATTGCACTAGGTAAATCACCTGCAGCAATTCTGGTAAAAATTTCTTGAACAATTTCAGACTCTTCAGGGATAATGATTGCTTCTCCGAGAACAATATTGTAACCATAAACTCTTCTCAGTTGAGCAAGTTTTCCTTCTTTATAACTTTTACGAACCGCCCACTTGACGTTATCGGAATTCGATTTGCTTTCGGCTTGAGCAAAGGAAGCAAGCAGTGTGAGCATCAACTCGCCGTCACTTGACATCGTGTTAATATTTTCTCGTTCAAAAAGAACAACAATACCAAGTTCTCTTAGTTCACGAATCACATTCAAAAGATCAACGGTGTTCCTGGCAAAACGAGCGATGGCTTTTGTTAGGATGATGTCTACTTGTCCCGCTCTGCAGGCTCTGATTAATGCTTCAAAACCCGGTCTCTTCTTCGTTGTTCCAGTCTTAGCACTGTCAGAAAAGATACCTGCAAACTTCCAAGTAGGATTGGCAAGTATTCGGCTACGATAGTAATCAATTTGTGCTTTTAGTGAGTGTAGCTGTTCTTCCTTCCCAGTCGACACTCTTGCATACGCTGCTACTTTGCTACGCTCAATAGCATCCGGTTTTTTTACAGGAATTTTGATAATATCCAAAGTACGAGCTCTCCTTTCCGCTTACATGTTTGCTCTAAAAGGCTTTATTATCCAGTCAATTCGAAGCAATAAACCGTTAAGTTTTCTTGTGCTTCATAGCTTTTTATCGACATTGTTCACAACCTCCAAACCGGTGATAGGCGGAGCAAACTGGTGAAGGAGCTCTCGTTTTACCTTGATGAATTCTGGCTCGGTTAGTAAGCCCTTTCTAAAAAAGATAGAACAAAGATAAAGGGCAAGTTGATAATTCTGTTCTTTTTCCCAAGATTTATTCACAGCCATCACCAGCAAAGCGAAATTTGATGTAACAGCTATGCGAACAGAATTTTCTCTCTTTGCGTCCTTTAAATTTCTTGCCACAGTACAAACAGACTTTTTCGTGGCCAGCACGCTTTAATCGACGTTCTTTTTGCCACCATGCTTGACGACAACTATCAGAACAGAAGCGCTTGACCTTGCATCCAGGCATCTGTTTTATAGATTCACCACAATTAGGGCAGACACGATTGATAAGCTTTATCGTCGGTACGTAATCAGCACCCAGTCCATTTCTTTGACAAAAGGACTTTACCGTGTTGAGTGAAATATTATATCGGGTGCTGATTTCGCGGTAGCTAAGGCCTCTGTCACGACCTTGCCTTATTTTTTGTTGCTGTCCCATATTTCCACCTCCTGCTATAAGCCAGGAGAGGAAGCAAAATCGGACGCAAATAAAAAAGCCCTGTAGTCCAAACTTCAGTAGCTTGAACCACAGGGCAAATTTTGTGCTTAGATTTTCTTCACTCCGTCCAGAGGAACCCAGGATGCAATGCCGTCCGGCCAGCCGAGCAGGACTTTGTCCTTTTCAATCTGTGAGACGGTATGCGTCCGCTCCTTGACCCAGCCGGGGATAGTCTCTCCGGTTGCATAACGAGAAGCCGTGATTTTTACTTTGTCACCCACCTTCAGAAAGGCTGACACAGGAAGTTTCAGCTTCTGCCCGGCATAGATGACATTCGAGGTCAGGCCATTTAAGAGCTTGATTTCCGGATAGCGGCTGCCGTCACCGAGATAAGTTTTAGCAATCTTCCAGAGACTGTCGCCGCTCTTGACGATATGAACCTGTCCGGTTTCGGAAGGCTGTAAAGCTTCTTCCCTTGGATAAATCTTCGTGCCGTTCTCGGCAAAAACGAAGTAGCCTTTGTTCTCGTCAGCTTTTTTCTTAGCATTGGCGAGCACCTTATACGCACCGAGCTGACTTTTCTTATCTGCCCAGGACTTGCGCACCCGGTAGTAACCTTCTGTGAGCTTTGCCGGATGACCCTCGCTTGGAGCAGGCTTAGGCTTTTCCCCGCTTCCAGCCGTACCCATCAGGGCTTTCACTTCACGCCTGAAATCATCCATGCTCTTTCCAAAGCGAGAGAACCAGTGCCGTGGGTCGCCGTGATTGGAAGCAATCCCGCGCTGATGTCCCTCATAGTGGCCGATGATTACGCCGTCCTTCATGGGATCGAGTTTGTACAGTTTACAGAGATACGCGCAAAGCTCCGCCGCTTCTTTCCAGACAGCCTTCAGATAGCTTTCGTCATTCAGACCATCTTCGCAGATCTCAAAGCTGGTGTGGGTATTGTTCGCCGCACCGCCGGCGTGCCAGCCCCGGTGATCCCAGGGAAGCGTCTGGTAGGTGGCGATTGTGCCATCCTGTAGCTTCCCGATAAATCCATGTACACAGACTTGTCTGTCCATCGGCTGATTCCAGTGGTTATTGTATTGATTCTTCCCGAGCTTACCGTCATCAGGGCCGACGTAGCGTTTCAAGTAGGGATTGTTTGCACCCGTCGAGTGCACCATAATGCCCTGCACTTTAATCTTTTGTCCTGCCTTGTAGCAGGCGTTTTCCGTGAAAATCAGTTTATTCAGATTCATCTTTGTCCTCCTCATTAATTGCTTCCAGCATATTTTTCAGAGCCTTTGGAATCGGCAGTCCCAGATGCGCCGCATTTTCCAGAATGGAAATGCCCTCGTTAGAGAGATAGAAAAAGATGACGGCGGTTCTGATGGCGCTGCCGTTCATTTACACTG